GGGAGTATTCACCCAAGTGCCTAAACGGCACAGCCGAAACCGACAGCCCGAGCGCCCGAGTGGGTGCGGGATCTGCGCAAGCAACACCGAGAACTGCAAAAGCGCAATCGTGAACTGGAGCAGAAGCTTCAAGCCAGCCAACCGCAAGATCAGGCGGTGCAGGTCGGCAAGAAGCCAACGCTTGAGGAATACGATTACGACACAAGCAAGTTCGAGATGGCGCTTGAGAGCTGGTACGACCGTAAGCGCAAGGCCGACGAACAGCAGGCCAAGCAAAAGCAAGCGGAAGAACAGCAGCAGCAGGAATGGCAGAACAGGCTGAACCAATACAGCGAGGCCAAGACCAAGCTGAAGGTCAAAGACTACGATGATGCCGAAAGCATCGCCCAGGAGTCTTTGAACGTGGTCCAGCAGGGCGTCATCCTGCAAGGTGCAGAGAACCCGGCACTCTTGATTTACGCTCTTGGGAAGAACCCGAAGAAAGCGCGCGAACTTGGCGCTATCACTGACCCGGTAAAATTCGCCTTCGCAGTGGCGAAGATGGAGACGCAGTTGAAAGTACAAGCGAAGAAGGCACCGCCAGCACCAGAGAAAACCATTAAGGGCACAGGCCCGGTATCTGGCGCAGTGGATGCCACACTTGAACGGCTACGCGCAGAAGCGGAAAGAACAGGCGACATGAGCAAAGTGGTCGCCTACAAACGCAGCAAGCGCAACACTAAATAATCGGAGTTACGAACATGGCAAACTCGTTTAGCAAAGAAGAAAGAGTTGCCTTTGAGGACATCCTCGAAGGCTTCCAGGACGCGCTGGTATTGTCCCGCAACGTCAGCGTCTACAACACCGACTCGACCATGATGGAGCGGACTGATAACGTTATCTGGCGTCCTCAGCCCTACATCAGCCAGTCTTATGACGGCACCGACCAGACCGCCAACTTTGGCGATTACACCGAGCTTGCTGTTCCTGCAACGCTTGGATTCCAGAAGTCTGTCCCTTGGATCATGACCGCTCTGGAACTCCGCGACGCGCTTCAGGAAGGCCGCCTGGGTGATTCCGCACGCCAGAAGCTTGCTTCCGACATCAACCGCGCAGTGCTGAACGTCGCCAGCAATCAGGGTTCACTGGTTGTCAAGCGTACCGCAGCCGCTACCGGCTTCGATGACGTGGCGCAGTGCGAGGCGATCATGAACGAGCAAGGCGTTCCTGATTATGACCGCTACCTGGCGCTGTCTACCCGTGATTACAACGGCATGGCGAACAACCTCCAGGGCGCCTCGCGTTCGTTCGGTAACGACGTGAGCGATAGCGCACTGCGTCGCGCAATGGTCGGCATGGTCGCAAGCTTTGAAACCTATAAGCTTGACTACGCCAACCGTCTGACCGCTGCCGCTGCAACTGGCGGATCGGCTATCACGATGGATACCCGCGCAAGCGCAGGCAACTATTGGGTGCCAAAGGCTACCACGACTGCCAGCACTGGCGAGCGTGGAAACGTTGACAACCGGTTCCAGACGATCACTGTTACCGCAACGTCAAACGTCAAGGCCGGAGACGCTTTCACCATCGGTACGCTTGGAACTGACGGTGCGGTAGCTGTTCATCACATCACCAAGGGTGCTACTGGTCAGCTGAAGACCTTCCGCGTTGTAAGCGTTGACTCTGCCACTACGATGACCATCACGCCGCCGATTATCAGCAACCAGGGCGGGACCGACGCAGAAGCGCAGTATCAGAACGTGGAACTTGAAGGCACCAGCGCCACCGCTGCCATGACCTTCCTGAACACGACTGCCGCAAACGTCAACTGCTTCTGGCAGCGTGACGCGATTGAACTTCTGCCAGGCCGTTACGCAGTGCCCACAGATGCCGGAGCGGCTGTTATGCGCGCCAGCACCGACCAGGGCATTGAGCTTGTCATGACCAAGCAGTACGACATCAACACGATGAAGACAAAGTATCGTCTGGATACGCTGTTTGGTGTGGTCAACAAGCAGCCGGAAATGTCGGGCATCATCCTGTTCGGTCAGTCTTGATCTTGACGGGGCGGCGAAAGTCGCCCCAAACCATTTTGAGAGGATTTTAAAATGTCAGAGATTATCTACGCACAAGGTACTGCCACTGTCAGCCTGGCAGCTAATGACGGCATTGCCGTCTACACACGCGGCGAGGCGCAGGTTTACAGCGTCGTTGGCTATCCCAACTATCCCGAGTCCGAGTCACTGCTTGGCACCGTCATCAATGGTCAGACCGTCTTCGCGGGCACTTCAGCCGCTCGGACGATCCGCATCGAGGCCGGTTCTGGTGACGTGCTCTACAACGTAGGCACTGACCCGGTTGTCACCGAGCAGTATGCCGCACGCCTGCAAGGCGCGCCTGGTGTGCTGAACGCAACTGGCGACCTCACCGCTGCCATGATCCTGTCCGGCATCGTCACATCGACCACTGCCGCAGCCGTCACGGCTGATCTGTCAACTGGTGCGCTGCTTGACGCGGCTGTGTCCATTGGCATCGGGGAATCGTTCGACTGGTCCGCTATCAACACCGGCGGCGCCAATGCCTTCACCGTGACTGCCAACACTGGTCACACCGTGGTAGGCGCTGGCGCTGTTGCTGCCAGTTCCAGCGGGCTGTTCCGCACACGCAAGACCGCAGCCGATACGTTTGTCACTTACCGCATTGGCTGATGACCTTGGCGCCCCTTCGGGGGCGCCTTGACTCTGGAGGGTGTTATGGACATGTACGGCAGCAAGAAGAAAGGCGGCAAAGGTAGCAGTTGCAGCGCCAAGCCTGGAATGCCCAAGGGCAACGGCAGCAAGAAGGGTGGCAAGAAGGGGATGAAGTGATGCCTCTTAAGAAAGGCTACAGCCGCAAGAGCATTGGCGAGAACATCAAGATGGAAGAAAAAGCAGGCCGTCCGCGCAAGCAGGCGGTGGCGATTGCGCTGAATACCGCAAGAGACGCAGCGATGAAAGCCGGTAAGCCTTCCAAAGCGCCAAAGCCAGCCCCAAAGAAAAAAGGTAAAAAATGATGAACTATCCTCGCACGCTCTACCGCACCAGTTTGGATTCTTCGATATATCCCGCACTACTGGTCCATAACGAGACCGAGCATAGCGCCGCGCGTGCGGTTGGCTGGCGGGACAGTATACCGGAGGCCATTGCTGATGCGGAGAGCGAGCTGGATACAGCAGTGGAAATGGACGATCTTTCGCCGCCGACGCGAGAAGAAATGGAAAGCAAAGCGCGTGAATTAGGTATAAGCTTCAACAAGCGCACCAGCGACGACAAACTACTGTGGCGCATCGAGCAAGCGCTTTTCGGAGGCTGACATGGGCTGGACCAAGCGACAATTTATTGAAGCGGCGCTGGAGGAAATCGGCCTGGCTGAATACGTCTTCGACTCGCAGCCGCAAGCGCTTCAATCTGCCATGCGTCGGCTTGATGCGATGGTGGCGACCTGGAACAGCCAAGGCATTCGCATCGGCTATCCGCTGCCAGCGAACCCGCAGGACTCCGACCTGGACGAGCAGACCAACGTCCCGGACGCCGCCAACGAGGCGATCATTACGAATCTGGCGGTGAGGATTGCGCCGAGTTACGGCAAGGCGCCGCTACCAGATACCAAGGCCACAGCCGGATTCAGTTACGGCGAGTTGCTGGCGCGGTTTGCCATGCCACCTGAGCAGCAACTACCGCGCACCATGCCAAGCGGCGCAGGCAACAAGCCCTGGCGCTACGACGACCCATTCTTGCAAAAGCCGGTTGATCCGGTGTTGGCGGGCGATGATGGCCCGCTCGAGTATTATTGAGGACGCGCCATGCCGACGATCAACCAGCTAAGTTCACTTAACACGCTTTCGACCGCCGATCAGATGGTGGTCTACAGCACAAACAATGGCGACGCACGCAAGGCCAGCCTGCAAGCGCTGTTGAATCTGGTCGCCGCGTCCTATGCTGCGCCGGACTTCCAAGAGCAGACGGCGGTTCCGTCCGCGTCTGGCTTTAGCGTCCAGGTGAACGACTCCAGCGAGAATACGTTCCTGATCTTGTCACCTCTGGCGCCTTACGCAGCGGGCACGATTGTCTTGCCGACTAACGCTAACTGTTTGGACGGGCAAGAGATTATCGTCGCTTGCAATCAGCCTGTCACGGCGCTGACGGTCAGCGGAAACGGTGCAATCGATGTTGTCGGTGAGCCGACCAGTCTCGGCGCTGGCAGCGCCTTCGCGCTGCGCTATAGCGCCAGTCAGAAGATTTGGTATTGCATCGGCAGCAACAACGCTAGCGACTCAGGCGGCGCGGTGCCGGGTTACTTCACGACTTTGACCAGTACCAGCACGACGACCCTGAACGGCACGACAGTTCCGGCCAGCAAGACGCTGGTGACGACTGACGACACGCAGACGTTGACCAACAAGACGATCAACCTTGCGTCCAACACGCTTGTCGCCACCTCGGCGCAAGTCGCCGCAGCCGTGACCGACGAGACCGGCAGCGGGTCTTTAGTGTTCGCCACCAGCCCGACGCTGGTCACGCCTGTGCTTGGCGCGGCAACGGCTACCAGTATCGACGTGGAAAACCGCATCGTCGGCGGGACCGAGGATCTGACTACAGACGGCTCGATCAGCACCAGCAAAGTGGCGACGTTCCTTGGTACGGGCGCAGTTTCTCCGCTGGCGATGACTATGGCGGCAGGTGTTGACGGGCAGATAAAGTTCATTGCCCTGGCGGCTGACGGTGGTCAAAACGCCGTGGCGACCATCAATAGCCTGTTGGTGGGATCGACCGTCACGTTTGACGACGCGGGCGACTCTGTGACGTTGCTGTACAGCGGCGGCGCAGGCGGCTGGATCGTCCTCGCAAACAACGGGTGCACCATCGCATGACGAAGAAGCGCGACCCTAGGCTAGAGAGGGCGGGCGTGGAGGGCTACAACAAGCCCAAGCGCACGCCCTCGCACCCGAAGAAGTCTCACATCGTGGTTGCCAAAGAAGGCGACAAGGTGAAGACGATCCGGTTCGGTGAGCAGGGCGCGAAGACAGCAGGCAAGCCCAAGGAAGGCGAGTCTGAAGCGATGAAGCAGAAGCGCGCAAGCTTCAAGGCCCGGCACGCGAAGAACATCGCAAAGGGCAAGATGAGCGCGGCCTATTGGGCAGATAAGGCGAAGTGGTGAGACCATGAGTTACACCAAGCCGGAACTGCGAGAGAAGATCAAGAAGCGCGTCATGGCGTCCGACAAGGGCGGCAAGCCGGGACAATGGTCAGCGCGCAAGGCCCAATTGGTTGCGCAGGAATACGAAGCGGCTGGCGGTGGCTATACTGGCGCCAAGACAAAGACCCAGAAGTCTCTCAGCAAGTGGACAAAAGAGGAATGGGGCACCAAGTCTGGCAAGCCTTCCACGCAGGGACCAAAAGCCACAGGCGAGCGCTACTTGCCCAAGAAAGCCCGCGAGGCGCTGAGCCCGCAAGAGTACGGCGCGACGACCCGAGCTAAGCGCGAATCGATCAAGAAGGGTGAGCAGTTCAGCAAGCAGCCCAAAAAGATTGCGGAAAAGACCGCGAGGAAGCGTTGATGGAATTGCCTATCCTGACTGGCATCTACACCGACAACGGCCCAGACTTCCGGGTGAGCTTCCCGGTCAACTTGGTGCCGACTGTCCAGCCGTCCGGCATCAGCAACAGCTACCTCAGATCCGCTGATGGGCTGATCAAGCTTGGCGACGGACCCGGTATTGACCGTGGCGGCATTGAGTGGCTAGGCGTCTGTTACCGGGTGATGGGCACCAAGCTTGTCAGCATCGCCGCAGACGGCACCACAAGCGTTTTGGGCGACGTTGGCAGCGGTGGGCAAGTTACCATCGTCTATGACTTTGAGCGCCTTGCTATCGCCTCTGGTGGGCGTCTGTACTACTGGAACAGCACCAGCGGATCTGAG